GACTTCTGCTGCAACTCTCTTTTTAACTTCAGGTTCAAGGCGTTCCTTTTCCCAAAACTTATCACGAGTCTTAACTGCATCGGTAACACGCTTATCGACCATCGGCTCAAGAATAACTTTGCCATCTTCACTTTCAGCAAACTTCTTTAACATCTCGGGCGTTACTTCTGCGGGTTTCGTAAGTTCTGCAAGAAACGCTTTGGTTTCGTCGCTATCCTTAGATTCATCCAAAAACTTCTTAACTTCGGCAATCGTAATTTCCATTTACTTCACTCCTTTTGAATTATGTTTCTTTTTATGTTCAATTTCTTTTGGTTTCTTTACAGAGACCTTAACAGAAACATCCTTCTTCACTTTCTTTTCTTTTTGACTAGACCCAGAATTGTTTTTCTGTTTCTTTTCTACTTTTTTCTCAGGCTTCTTTGCTTTAACCTTTTTAGTTTTCACTATATCGGTTTTAACAACTTCAGCTTTCTCGGTTTCTTTACTAGATTCAATTTCGTTGTTGGAAGTCGGGTGTAAGCTCTCCATCCGTCGCGCCCTTGCTGCTAGTTTTCGTTGCCGTTCTTTGTTCATTTACTTTCCTTTACTATAATTAGTATATAATAGATTTTATTTATTCTAAATATTCTATTGTCTCTCCTTTTTTACGTTGCTTTTACTCCTCCTTTTATTTTTTAACTTTAATTGGGTAAGTTTTCTTCCATTCATCATACGACATATATGGAATTACGCCTTGCTCTCTCGTTCGCATTAATTGTGGTGAATATCCTGCAATCTGATAGCGAATATTACATCGGCAATTACACCTATTCGCCGCGCTTAATCCTTCCCAAGCAGGATATGGTGTTTCTTTTGTGACTTTATCATCTATCGGAAACATACCAGTTTTTTTATTTCTTACTGCTCCATCAAGATGCCCATGTATTGGTCTTGTTCTTCCATCTTTCGTTGCGTCCCAAATAACATCACCATTTATTCCTAATGAATCTGCTTTTATATACACATCATTAGCAGCGGCGTTCATAGCATACATACCTTCTGTTCTTAAAATCAATGTACCTTTTGCATTTGTTATATTTATTGCTTTCTTCAAATCTTTTAACATACTAGGCAATGATTTACCTAATGTTAATCCATTAGTTAGTGCCTTTCTTATTTCTTGTCTTGCTGAAACAGGATAATTTTTGAATGCAATATCGTCATAAGTATTATCTAATGTTTCCGTTACAAGGTTTTGATTTATAACACCCCAATTTAATCGAAGCTCAGCGGTATTATCTATAACCCATGCTTCACGAAAGAACGCCTCATTATACATTTCAGGAGTTAATCGTCGAATTGTTTTGAGGTTTTCTTTTAATGCTGGATCGATTGCAGCAAGCATTTGTTTTTCCATACTTGCATAACGATTATAACGAGTCATGTCAGCCTTAGTTAATACTCCATTGGTTGCGTATTTCTCATATATCTTTGTCATTTCGCTACGCATTGTTTGTAGAGAATCATATAAAGCCTTCGATACTTGTTTTTCATAAGTATTGAGTTTAATCGCTAATTTATTTACTGCTTCAAACTGCAATCGTTCTTGCGTCATTTACTTACCCATCTTTGCTTTTCTTTTTGCTTGAGCTTTTGCAAGAGACTTTTGTTTGGCGATTACAACGGCAGCGCGGGTTTTACTTATACCAGCGCTTCTTGAAAATGATCCTGCACTTTTTGCTCCTGCTCCACCCTTCTTCCTTCCTGATCCCGGTCCACCCATTTACTTTACCTCCGCATTAAAACTCTAAACCATTTGTTATTACTCACATCTTCAAGCCTAATCATGTTGAACAATCGCATTTAGTGATCCTTTATTTCTGTAATTACTGTCCAGTTTTTTTTAAATATTTAACAAGCCCCTTTTTTCTTTTCAATATAGCTTTATATTCTTTTGTTTGAGGGTTTTTTGATCGAGTATAAGAAAGATCACCCTTTGCTCTTTTTAGTTTTTTGCTGTCTCCACCTGATCCTTTCTTTCTTCCTGATCCTGGTCCACCCATACTATTCACCTCCATTAAAATTTTCACTTACATATTCAATAATTGTTTTTCCTTTATGACAATGAATCTTTTTCAATATCGATAAAGAATTAAAAACAACCGTTGATCTATTATTGGACAGCCACCTCATAGTAACTGTCCCGTCATCAAAAATACAACCCTGAGCAACTATTCCTGTTCCGCTATTATTGCTCACATCTTCAAGCCTTATCATGTTGAACAATCGCATTTATAAATCCTTTGTTTGGTTTCAAAAAAAACCAGGCACTTTTGCGTCTTTTAATGTTTTTTTTATTTTTTCTGCCTTAGAGCTTCTTCCAAAACCAGTATGAATTTCTTTTTGCAAAGATCTTCTAAGACTATCTATTTTTTTTATAGACAATTCTTTATTTGTTTTTGTTTTAATCTTACTTGCTCCACCTTTTTTCCTACCTGATCCAGGTCCACCCATAATTTATTCCTCCTCTTCAGTATTAGTTTCTTCATTATTTGGAACTTCTTCATTTCCAAATCCCATATTTTCTATATCAGGCATCATTGCTTCCATATCTTCATCCTGCCGTCTCAATTCCTCCTCAACATCAGGAACAATATCATCAGGCATAATATCAGCAATCAAGTATCGACTAAATCCTGCCGCTTTCATTTGATTTGCAGTTGTAGCAAGTTCCGCAAGATTATTAGGTTTATTTCTTTTATGAGAAATAGCAATCATATCGGGCGAACCGTTTACACCGCGCATAGTTTTAACATAAATAATAGTAATCAATTCAATTCGATTTGCCAATCCGATATCGAAATCAGCCTCTGCGCTACTTACTACATTTTCAAAATCAAATAACAAACGATCTATTGCCGCTCCTGATAAATCACCCGTCATCATAGTAAAATCAGGAACGTGAGATTGAATATGAATTTGGTCCTTTAATAGTTTCGTCATATATTCGATAAACTGAGTAGGAATATCTTTTGTCAAGAATGATATTTCAGCACCTTCAGGCAAATGCTCAAACATTCGTTTCTTTTTAAGCTTCTGCAATGTTGCTTCTGTCATTTCAGGGCTTTGCTTTTTTACCATATCTGATAATCCGAATTTCTTCATAATCAAATATGCAAAAGCGAATCTATCGAACTCGTTCATTGAATCGGATACTAGTACATCATACGCATCTATCAAATCCAATACTGGTTCAATAAGCCCATTCATTTCATCTCCGAAATAATATGCAACGACTGGAGGTTTCTCAAAAAAGTTTATAGAAGTACCAGTTAATTTTAATGTATCTTTTCCCGTTCCATTTTCAATATTCTCTTTTACTCTGTCGTATTTTTCTATACGATCATTATAATATACTTCTACTTTTCCATTATAACCTTCGGTCTTTATAAAGCGAATTGCTATTTTTATTTTAGGTTCAATAGAATAATCATAAAACACTATCATTTCGCGAGGATCAACAGAAACAAACTTAGGAATATTCTTATTGACTAATTCTTTTGATGTTCCTTCCGCAAATACAACTTCTGTATCAATATATACAAGTTCATATGCTACTCCAAATATTGCAGTATTGCGTCCCGCTCTATTTGTTTTAATCCATTCCTTGTTTATTTTGAAGTTATCATTTATCTGCCTGAAATAAGCATCTGTTTCAAGAGTAACCTTTTTGCTGAATATCTCTTTTGCTTTATCCATTACTTTTGTTACGATGTTTTTATCTTCAGGTTGTTCTTTTTCTTTTGTCTCGACTGGCTTATAAGTAATGTACTTAGGCCGAAACGCATACCCAGAATACGTGGTAATTATTTTGCGCCCATATGGAACTTTAATTCTATTATCTGGATTGTTTACGTCTTTTGCTTTTCCTCGATTCGTAATAGTCGTATTATGTCCCAAATAATATTCCCATAACTTGTCCATTTTAGGCACTTCTGATTTTTCATATGCAGAAATGTATGCAAGGATTTCTTCGGGCGTTAATGTTTCTTTATCGGTCTTCAGTATGTTCATTTTAACCTCGTTTTTACGCTTAATTTACTTACTATATCATCATTTTATTGATGGGCATATGCTTTTTGGTATAATTACTTACCAATACTGTTTTTTGCTATTAATTCGCCTATATATCAATTCTTGTATTTTATTATCTGAGCATCCTTTTGCTTTCCATTTAGCAATTAGACTTGATCTTCGTTTTTGTATCTCTTTATCAATATGTTTATAATGTTCTATAAAATCACCCATCTTAATGATCCTCCGCAAATTTTTCTTCGTTGATAACCATTTTAATTCCTGATAATCCACCAATACATAAAGTCAATTTAACAAATAATTCTTTATCATCTTTTCTATCGTTTCTTAATCTCATTATTTCATTTTTTATGTTTTCAATTCCAATATTAATTTCTTCTTTATCAATATCTTTCATATAAACTCCTTATTAAAATCCCAAATCGTCTGCGCTAAAATTATCGTCATCCAAATCTAATCTGTATGATGGATTATGCATAGGCTCGGTTGCATATCTCAATGCCGCTATACAGTCGTCATTTATTTCTACATATGCATCCATCGGCTCACCAAACTTATCTTCTTTTCGTTTGAATTGTTGAAATTCTCGTGCGAGGTTTGGGCAAAATGTTTTATGAATATGAACTCTTCGTCCTTGCAAAAAATCAATACCATATTTTAATGAACCTGGTCCTTTCTTAGCACCTTCTGTACTTCTCCATCCTGCGTTTATCCATTCTTGTTTTCTGTCTGGTTCTGCACTATCACAAATTATATTCCAATCATGCCCAATTTGTCCTTCCCAATAATCTTCAGCCGCTCTAATAAAATCAGGATTCGTCCAGCCCTTTCCATAGAGTTCGTCGAATACGTATAATTCATCATCTTTCCATCCACATCGTTCTATAGCGCTTGCGTGAACAAAACCAAAGTCCATTCCAGTTGATACGCTTTCAAGATCGTCCTCTGTATAATCAAAATCCTCTATTACAAAATTATTAAGTACTGTATTTCAATATACTCCCCATTCTCCGAGTACATAGC